ATGACAAAATTAGCACTTAAAGACTATGTTCATCGGCTGTCAGACACCAAAACAACCGAAAGATCACTCTTTATCAAGAGAATCGCAGAAGAATGTGCCGTAACGGAATCAACGGTTTACAGATGGATTAATCAAAAGGCAAAGCCATCCCCACTTGCAAAGAGAAAACTTAGTGAATTAACAAACATCCCGGTAACTGAATTATTTTCATGATGGAACTTGAATTAGTTGAAATGGAATTTTATCAAGAACCGTCCGGGGAGATCATCGTAAAACAAAAAGACGGTGAGATTTTCATACTGACGCAATCTCGTAGAGATTTCATTGTACCAATGAAAATTTTATTGCAATCAGATTATTTACAAGCATACACAGCATGTGAAGAATTAAATGCAAGCTCTAAAATGAATCATTTGTATCATGATTTCCTCAATGTACGCCAGTTCATAAAATGCAACTTCGGCCCTTATGATAATATTCTGGATATAGACGCATCAGGTACTCTGAATTTTGAATTCATTTCTTGCCCCCTTAGAGGGACATGCAAATACAATGGGATTATTTGCAATCCCAAGTTCACAACTAAATTGACCGACAGCGATATGACAATCATTCGCATGATAGTAATGCAGCACATGACTGCGGATCAGATTGCATTGCACCTCTGCCGATCAGTAAATACCATTAATAACAGACGTAAAATCATTCTCAAAAAAACAGCGTGCAAAACAATTGCAGAGCTGGTGGCATATTGCTACGAACATAATTTAATTAAATAAGCAAACATCGTTTTTAACCATCAAAAAATTACAACAATGACAACAATTAAATCAGAGAACAAAACCGCAAAAATCGGTGAAGTAATAGATCACAAGTTAAACATTATCTGCAATTTCAAAACAACAAGATTAGCAGATGAAATCGATAAGCTTTCTTATACCCATGTGCTTAGAAGCCGTGCTCTTGATGATGAAGAAACAGAATGGGGCATCGGCATTCAAATAGCAACAAAAGACGTAGAAAAGCTTAATAATGATCTTCCTTTTATCATTAACCGCCTATGAGAACCAAGAGCAAAAATGCGCTCTGGGATAGTATTTGGCAACAGACTGATAAAGTATCAAAAAATATCAATGAATATTTAAATTGTGGCTTGCCGACAATTGTAAAAGCCAAGATGAATCCGGTCATTAAGGATTATGAGACACTGATAAATATGATAGGCACCTTTGACAAACAAATTAAAGGGGCAGTCAAGCCTGTAAAAATAAAGATGCCGTTTGAGAGTGAAGAGTTTCAAGGTCTTTGGCAGTATTGGAAAGATTATTTACTTGAAAAATTCAACATTGAATACTGCTCGAGACAAGAGCAAATGGCTTTACAACATTTGTTCGATATCAGTGATAAAAAAGAACCGGAGGCAATGAAGTATCTAAAGTATGCAATGGCAACGGGATATAAAAACTTTTTTAAAGTGACCGGCAAGACAATGTCTACACCGGCGAAAGGAGAAAAAGATGGAGACTTTGAATAATTTGTCAAACACCTTTGAGGAGGAAAACAAAAAAATAATTGATAGTAGAAATGCATGGCATTCTCCTAATTTATCCGGAGAACTATATTGGCAACTACTAAAAGGGTATGGAGATCAGATTCTAACAAAGAGACATTCACCGGACTCTTTTTATTGGGATGATGACAATAGAGAAGTAATGCAACAACTTTATCTCTACTTAATTGGACATAAAGCCTGCAAACTTGATATTAACAGAGGGATATATATGATGGGTGCAATCGGCTCAGGCAAAACCGTTCTAATGAAATCATTTATTCAAGTACAGGATTATCTCACAAAACACCGTACGCTTATAGTACATAGCAAGAATTTATTTGATCTCATTAAAGAAAAAGGCATTAGATTCCTTTCCGAACGTCCTATGTTCATAGATGATCTGGGACGTGAAAACCACGAGGAATCTGATTTTGGGCGTAAGATACGGCCTATCGTAGACCTTTTTTCACAAAGATATGAAAACGGTGCTCGGACGTTCGCTACAAGCAATTTCAAAATCGAAACGCTATCAGGCACTGATGATCATCACGGTTACGGCAAATTCATCACATCAAGGATGCAAGAGATGTTTAACGTTATTGAATTGCCTGGCAAGAGCAGACGTAAACCGCTAGTGATATGATCAACAACAGTAGAGAAATAACTCATATCACAGCAAACGGTAGCAATACATCCGGACGTGTTGAATCAATCCGAAAATGGATTGATGATAACTATGAGGTGCGTATCAATATATTTGATAACACTAAAAGTTACATCGCATCCAAATCACGCGAGTATGCCCACCCTATTACCGAGAATGACATCTATCTGCACATGTTTGATGAAAACATACCATGCAGCCGGGCATTGCTTAAAGCCATTATAACAAATCCCAATCAGATGCACGCATTTAACCCTATTTTGGATTATTTCAGCAGCTTGGAAGGACAATATAAAGGCGAAAGCAATATCGATAAATACTGCTATCACATTGTTGCTCATGACTTCTTAGATAAAGAAGAAGGATATTATCAAAAACGGTTGAATTACTTGATAAAAAAATGGCTTGTAGCTGCTGTTGCCGGAATATATGGCCAACATTGCAATGATGTGATGATCGGCTTCATAAATGCCAAGGGCGGAATAGGTAAAAGCACATTAATTCGCTTCCTGGTACCTGAATCCTTGCAAGACTATTATGTGATATCAGATCGCGACGAAGCTGTGTTCAAAATGACTGACAGTTTTGCCACAAAATTCATTACCAACTTCGATGAATTTGTCGGCATAACGAAAGCAACCGAGACTACATTTAAAAAGAACATGTCGCTTGCAGAAATGGATCGCAAGCTGCCTGGTGAATCATTCACCACTCGTGTGCCTAGAATCGCGTCCTGTGCCTTTACAAGCAATAAAACGCAAGAGATGGGTGGATTCCTTTTCAATAGTGACAACGGTCTATTACGACGCATCGCTGCAATTGAAATTGACGACATCGATCAAGCATATAGCAATAAGCTAGATGTTGATCAGATTTGGTCTGAAGCCCTCCTACTCTTTCGTAAAAGCAGCTTCGACTACGTGTGGAATAAAGATGATTTTGCAGACTTCACTAATATGAATCAACGCTATGTCATTGAAACTTCAGCTACGAAACTCATAAAAGAATATTATCGCATACCGGCTCCTAATGATTTGCCTGTATTTAAAATGCCGTCAGAGATTCTACGTGATCTTCGGGATGCACGCAAAATCCATTATAATGATAAAGTTGACGAGCAATCAATAGGACAGGCATTAAGGATGCTAGGTTATGAGCGGACGTCACGCAGATGCAATACCGGTCCGAGATATGGATATTTATTAACTCAATTATTTTAAAGATGGACACAGATATGCACACACTGTATATATATCTTCAATATAATATTCATACTACATATAGAAGAAGAATATAGATATAATATAAATATAAAAGAAAAGGGAAAATATGAATGTTAGCATACTACCATACTACACCTATTTCAATCACTTACAAAGCCTCTTATTTACAGTGACTTAAGTATGAAATAATGTAGTATGCATTACAAAATCAATGGGCTAACTACAGCATACTACACCATACGACAAAGAGGTGGGTACTACAAAGAAATAATAGATAAGCCACTGAATAACAGTTAATTAACAAGATGTAGTTTGTAGTAACCAACATTTAAACCCAAGAACAAAATAAAAATCAAATGGACATTAATAAACCACTGATAGACATTGACTTGCCACAGTTGTGTATAGATTTTCTATACCATGAGTTCGAAGAACAAGACGGTGGTATATTGCTAAAAACGAGCAATGATATAGGTAAATACATCAATAGCATGCTTACTGTAGCGGCCACATCACCGGCTGTGCCAATGACAGAGTATCACATCATCATCTATTTACCCGTAAATGCATGGAATCATCACATTTTCTCAGGCAACTATATAACAATAATTCCCTGGAAACGGAAAATGTTGGAACAATTCATCATGGCTGAATTTAAGTTGCGAATTCGCGCTTACTTCCTCACAGGTTATGAGAAAGGCTACAGCCAAGACAACATCATTAAAGGCTTTCTAAAAAGCTATTCCATTAAAAACAATACAGTCAATTACGACAGTATAAAAAAGATGGACTACCGCAACCGTGAGCGCATCACTGAAGAAGTAAATAACGATATCCAATCTCAATTGACATTAAACTTTTGAATGAAATAGATATGATTAAAGAAGAAAAAATAGATACACTCGACCGTAAAATAGCGGAATCAACCCACTATCTCAACGAGCTAAAAGCTCTTGAGCAAAAGCGCGGAAACCTAGTTAGAGTAAAAGTATTAAACGGCTATGCTCTATGTACACCACATATTGCAGAAGTCATAAAAGCAAATCAATTATGATACAAGTTGGAGATAAATTTATTTGCCATTGGAAAGGGCATAAAGAGTGCACTGAAGGTAGAATATATCAAGCCAAGAATATAATATACGATTGTAAATGTCCAAAGCCGAATTTCGATAATCATCCTCCGGACAAACAGAGAAAACCACATCTTCATATTGTAGCTGATTTAATAGAATGTCCGTATCAATATATGATAGGAGGCCCATTTTATTTTCATCCCATTGATGAAGATACATTAGAGAACATTCAAGATGAAGATGAACATTTAGAAATTATCAGAAGACCCGGTGATCAATTATCATTATTTAAATAATAAAATAGGAGAAATAAATTATGTTTGAAGTATCATTAAGGTATGGTCGACATACGTGGAATAAGGTTAATAACATTACTAGATTCAGAGGTAAAAAAAGTTATGATGAATATATCTGCACTACATGCGGAGCAAAAGGCAAATCATATCAATTGGGACAAATTTCTTTTACTAACGCAGAGTTTAAAAGACACGAATTGTGCACCAATAAGAGCCAAAGAATCAGCATACAAATTACTCATTGCCATGCTTGTGGCAATGAATTCGAATCAATGACGGACAATAGCATCCATAAAATTGTTAAGGCTCCTGATGGCAAAAAAGACGGAAGAGGTGAATGGGTAATGGGCAAAACAGAACCAGTACTTATTCTATTTGAAGAATTCTGTTATAAAGAATAATCTATGAGATACCTAATACAAATAACAGACCCTAAAACGGGTAAGAAATCTGCATTCTATACAGAATGGTACGACTACAAGAATAATTACAGTGCTGAAAATAGCATGATTGTAATAGACTTATCAAAAGACCTCATTACCTATGATGGTCAGAAATGGGAAAAAATAGAATATGATCACTTATAAAATAGAATCAAGATGAAAAAAGAAATGTTTAGCGACCGCTTCAATTTAACTGAAATGGTTATTGATGGCTCCAAACTGAGAACGAGGAGATTAGCTGAAAATAATAAAAAATACATAGGATATAAAATTGAAGATAGTCTTCTTTATGGGAAAATCAACTCATGTATATGGGAATATGTAGAGCCAAAATATAAAGTCGGTGAAGTGGTTGCAATTGCGCAAAGCTATAAAACTATTTATGATGAAAAAGGAAGTCATTATATTCCAACTCGTATAACAGAAGATATGCCATCATGGAATAACAAATTATTTGTTTTGCCTGATGCTATGCCTCACCAAATAAAAATAACGGATATTAAGGTCGAAAGATTACAAGATATTTCGGAGGAAGATTGCTTGAAAGAGGGGATAAGAAACGATATGATGGATAGTAAAGGATATAGTTTTTCATATAAAGATGAATCAAAAAAAGGATGTTATGAATTTTTCAATAAGCCTCGTAAAGCATTTGCATCTCTTATTAACAAAATATGTGGCAAAGGTACTTGGGAACGTAATCCTTATATTTTCGCTTACGAATTTAAATTAATCAAATAACACAAATGAAACTTATAAAAGGAAAATGGTACAACCTCAATGTGGTGTTCATTGGTAAAAACAATATAGCCCAATTCAGCGGTGAGGATGAAGATGCACTTATCTTCATTTCTCAATCTAAGAATCGCATCGAAATTAAGAAAAACGATGCAGAGCTAGTCGGTGGCATTTCAACACTGAAAATAGCAGAAAAATAACAAAAAATATTTTTAACTAAAAATCCCGTTTTGTCGACCTAAAACTGTTATTTTTTAATCGAAAATAGAATTTCGTCGATAAAACAAAATCAAATAAAGGAATGAAAACTCAGCAACAAAAAATCGCTTCTTATATAAAATGTGAAATTGCAAAAGCATCATTGGTTAGATTATATGATCAACCGGGACATAATACCGTTTCGTTCTTATACCCAGAGGATGAAAAGAATTTCTGTGAATACTCAACACGCTCTATTGAGTTCTCTGATAAAAACGACGAGGATAAAACATACCAGGAGCAAGCAGCAACAATCACACTTGCAGGTGCAAGAGATTCAACACTGAATCTTCTTTCATTAAATCAATGTGTTTTCCGCCTGACACGTTCAACAGGTGAGCAGGTAATTGTCGGTAACAATGAATTTCCGGTGCAGTTCTTCATTGAAGAATCAGGCAAACCAATCAAAACGATTATCAAATTCACGCATAAACACCCTGAATCGGCAAAGATATTCGTATAGCAACCGTCCTTTTTATAGTATAAAGCTCATAGTACTTTTGTGATACACAAACACAAAGTATTATGAGCTTTTCTTATTTAATGAACATCATATGTCGCGGGCAGTGGTTCTTATCTGCCCGCGAACTTGATACCCTCTATCCTACCATACAAAATATGTTAGAGGGTAGAGGCAAGATCTATGATAATACGCTCTTTTCTGAACGTAACCCGCTTAAATCTACATTTATGTCTTTGTCTTTAGATTCTAAGGCAAAGGCTGACACCGGCTCAACATATTCAAACGCGCCAAAAGGTAGCGTGGCACTTGTTTCGCTTAATGGTACAATGACCAAAAACGGAACATGGTGTAATTATGGTACGGCAGAGATCGCCTCTCAAATTAGAGAGGCGGCCGATGCCGACACCATTTGCGCAATTGTATTGGCAATTGATTCGGGCGGTGGCTGTGTCGATTCGATTGCTCCAATGAGGGATGCAATACAATATGCACAGAGTAAAAATAAACCGGTTGTCGCCTGTTGTGATTTATGCGCTTCAGCTGCTTATTACGCTGCGAGCTATTGCAATGAAATCATGGCCGATAATGATATCTCATCAGAGTTCGGTTCAATCGGTGTCATGGTCTCTTTGCCTGATTACTCAGGTAAGAATCAGATGGAAGGAGTTAAACTTCATGAGATTTATTCGACATTATCAACGGATAAAAATAAATCATACCATAACGCTTTGGCGGGTAGTTATGAAGACATCCAGGCTGAAACGCTTGACCCACTTGCTCAAGGCTTTCAGAATCAGGTAAAAAGTGCACGAAAGAATCTTAATCAAGAATGCAATGGCGTCTTGAGCGGCAAAATGTTTTTTGCTCAAGATGCTTTAAACAATGGACTTATCGATTCTGTCGGTGGTCTGAACCTTGCTGTTTCACATGCGAAACAGCTTTCTATAGATATGCTTATGACACAATTTATAAACACGATAAAATAATTAATTTATGTTTGAATTTAAAGACATCCTTGCCGGAGTACTGTCCACTCTGGGCATAAAAAGCTTTGCAAAAGACGACAAAGGTAATTCCATTCTTTCCGCCGATCAAAAAACTAAATTGACCGAAAAATGGGGTGACAAATTCGTTGCTGAGTTTGCTCAGCAGCTATCAGCGACACAAGAAGAAAAAGGCGCAATCGCAGAAACAGAGCTGCAAGTCGCTATGGCTGGACTACAAGCACAAAATAAAGCAAATGCAGAAGAGCTCAAAGAGTTAAAAGACAAACTAGCAGCTGCCGATCAAAAAGAAAAGAAACTGCAAGCTTCAATCACAGAGAAAGAAGGCCAAATTACTAAATTAAGTAAAGAGCCTGGGAGTGACGATGGTAAAGAAGTAACCGGTGAAAACAAAAAGAACATGGGTAAGACACAATTCAAGCCTGATATGTCCATAGAAATGAATCAGTTCTATAACGACAAATATTATGGCAAAGCCAGTGGCGAGTATTCAGGCAACACAACTGTTGATACACAAAAGTTGCAAACCGAGTTCGGCAAATATGTGAACTCTGAAAAGTTAGAGGTCATTCAAAGAATGTTGATTAAAACAACTTCTACGGCATTAATGTCAACCATTATGACTGAGAAGACCGAGGTACGTGCCATTACAGGTGAAATAAAATCAGTGTTGCAACAGTTCATACCGCATTGGACGCCCAAATCAAAGGCGACTTTTACTCCGTTAACCATCAAGAATTTTAAGTGTAAAATCAACCAATCTATTATACCATCAGATATAATGGAACAGATTCTTGGATATTTGTATGATGAAAACCTTAAGCCGGAAGATATGCCAATTGTAAAATACATTTTGTTTCAATTGGTGTTCCCAAAATTAGATGAAGACCGTGAAACGGCTTTGGCAACAGGTTATTATAAAGAGAATAAGGTTGATGAAAACGGCAAATACAGTGCTTCCGATGCGACATCAGCTTTGGATGGTTATCTTACAATCTTGTCTCGAGAGAAATTAAACGCAGACACAGCCGTCAATTTCTTTGACCCCAAAGCTACAATTACTCAAGATAATATACTTGATGTCTTTGATGCCTATGCTGATAGTATCAAACCGGTATACCAGGGTTCAGGCTTACCTGTCTCAATAGACCCAAATTTGTTGTTGATGTATCAACGTGCTTATCGCAAAAAATATCCAAATACAAAAAATGAAGATGGTGCGAAAACTTCAATTGATTTCACCAAATTCAACTTCGAGCCTGTTGAAGGTATGCGCGGTACAGGATGCTTCTTTGCCACTCCAAAAGAGAACTGGAAGCATTTAATGAGCCAAGACCCACAAAGTGCAAAAGTATGGATGGCTACCGTTGATTATGAAGCTCGCATCTATGCAGAATATTGGGAGGCTACAGGTTTTTGGTTGGCTGATGCTATTTTCGCTTATATCAGCGATTCGCAGCTTACAGCTTACAAAACGGCTGCTGGTATTGCTGCTGCTGCAAAATCAGCTGCTACAGGTGACTAATTAATTAACATAAATCATAGGAGATAAAAATTATGGCAGATACTAATCCAAGTTACGCTTTTGTCAGCGTACCTAAAAAGTCGAACAACGCAGGACGTCCGACAGAGAAAAAAAGATACATTGTATTAATCCGTTTGCAAGACCTGAAAACGTTCACAAAAGATGCGAAGAATGTACGAGTGACAGCACTTGCACTAAATGGTACAGCAAAGCCGATAGGCTTATATTGTACGGCATCAACCATTAACGGCAAAGACAGTGTTGATGGTGACGATGATGCACGTGGTTTTGTTCATGACTTGACTTTTGATCATCCCGGTAGCAATACCGAAATTCAAGAGTTCAAAGAGGCAAATGTCAATGAACCGTTAATCGCACTCGTGGGTGATTGTACTGAAGATGATTTTACAGTCTTCGGAACTCCTGAAGCTCCTTTATCTATGACTAAGGCTGATCAGGAGGATTCTAAAGATAAGAAAAACAACTCATTTGAGTTTAAAAACACTTATCGCACAGCACCATTGGGCAAGATGGCTCAATCATTAGTACCGATAACCGACAGCGACGCTGTAAACACGGCCCTTGGGTTGACAGCAGCAGCTGCACCGGCAGCTAATGCATCGTCTAACCAGGCTAGCACTTCAGGTGATGCAACGTCTGGCAATTTCGATGGAGGTAAAATCTGATAAAACCACAAAATTAAATTTTACTTACAAAGGGTGATGCGCAATGCACCACCCTTTTTTATGTCCTTTTCCCTGTAAAGAATGATAAATACCTTTGTTGCATAACATTAAAACATAAAAAGATGATAGAATTAAAAGATCAAATGACGGTGGTAATTCTGCATAAGAATCACCACTTACGCACGAGCCAATTGATATATTTATTGCGTTCGCTTGACAACATTATAGGCGTGGACTTTAAACCGGTGGTAATCGGCGACAAAGTACCTGAGAATTTGACGGTTGACAATATTGTTACGACACAAGAACACCCGGCACATGCCATCAGTGAGGCCATTAAGAATAATCCGGACCTGTTTAATCAGGATTTGATCATTATGTCTGATGATATGCTTATCATCAATAAGTGCATGATCAGTACAATTCTTCTACCAAAATACAATGAATTTGAGCAGGGCAAATCGTCACATACGCCGTTTTACGCAAGAAAAGAAATGTTTACCGGGATTACTCCCGAAAATATAAAATCCTGCCCGGTACTCGAGACCTTGACACAAAAGATGTTATCTATTCCTGAAGCAATGCTTACTCCTGTTGATTTCAGAGTACCACCATTTTTAGGAAATTTCGTTTCAGCATCCCCGGATATGAAACGAGTAAAAGAACGTGCAGGTAATCGCTTTTTCTTCCACATTAGTGATGATTCGTTCCCTGCTTTAGAACCATTTCTTGCAAAATACTTCCCGACACCAGGCAAATACGAAACGGATATAAAAAAAGTGGATGATAAAAAGCCGACTAAACAAGATCAAGGCGGTGACTGAAGAGCACACGGGTTTCGGGAGGAGTTCCCATTCTTGAATGATCCGGGCACTCCTCCGGAACTCGAAGCCTTAGTAACACGTAAATTCACGTGTTACTATCAATATAAGCAGCTCCATGAAAAACTGTTTAGCGCAACGAATGATGAATGTACAGAGGTAGCAGCCGAACTGATTGATGCCTACATTGAGAACCGTGTCATTTATGATGAATTAGAATATTATCGGGTGTCCGGCAAAGTATTAGGCAAGCATCCTATATTCAGACAATTCACTCGCAACAAAGAGATCAATTCAATGTCAGCAAAAGAATTATGCCATGAGCAAAAAAAGCTGATGAATAATATTTGGCGAGTGAATAACGAGATGAAAAAAGAGGATAAACCACATTTGTACGCTGCACGCAAAGTGAAGCTTGAGCAATACGAGCGTGATCTTGCGTTGATAAATAAATTATTGAACGATTAGTGAGAAAATATTTCCATATCAGCGAGTTGCAACAACAGATGCAACGCGCTTGGTCAGAATCAGAGGCGTATGAGCGCATGTACACGTTCAAGCTAAACAACTTAAAAGAACTCATAGGTAGACTACCGAATGAAAACGAGGCTTTTTTCATTGAAACGAAAAAAAGCTTTTCCGCTTTCACTTTCATAGTCTACCTTATGAAACATTCGGGGGTGATTCATCACCTCTATATTGCGACTTATTCAACCAATGAGCGCATCATTAAATCGATTGTAAAATGGCACGAACAAAACAAGATAGAACACATTCATCTATTTATCGCTGAGAACATTCGTAATCGTATGCCGGCAGTGTACGAAAAGCTACTGAAGCTCGAGGCTGATGGTGTGATATCGCTCACCTTTGCCTGGTCTCATAAAAAAGTAACGGCCATCCATACGGATGACGGCTATTTTGTGGTTGAAGGCTCCGGCAATTACGGTGAAAATGCAATGATAGAGAACTATGTATTCATAAAAAGCAAACGCATATATGACTTCAGAACACGACTTAACGAGGTGGGAGAATAACCAAGGTTTCGCACCGGCATGGTTTGATGAAATTTCAAAGCATTGGGACGAATACGAGAAGCTGGCCGCATTAAATTATACACCGGCTGACATTGCAATGTACTTTGATGTGCCGATCAGTGAGTTTGAGCATTTCTTTTCGATGATAAACTCACCGCTCAAATATCATTATGACCGTGGCCCTCTTTTGCAAAAAGCACAAGAAGGCATGTCGATGTTGCGCGATGCGTCAACAGGTGAGAATGTGGTACAGGCACAACGCCTTGACTCTGCACGAAAATGTACAGACTATAAAAATGCGCTGGATGAAATTCTATTTTACGATGATTGATCATGTTTGAAAAAAGCTATTTTGAAGATTTGCAAGATTATTTGCAATCGTCCAATAAAGATGATTTGGATGGTGAACGATTGGATTATTATAACGCCTTATACACGATGATTGGGTTAAACAGAAAGTATTCGCGTGACAATGCTGTTCGTACGTTTATGCACCCGCCATTTAATTGCACCAGGCGCATCGCCCGTCGTTTGTATGATGAAGCAGTCAGCCTGTTTTTTGAGTGCGATAATATATCCAATAAGGCACACCGCAACATGATGTTTCAACAACTTCAGGCCGCGGCATTAGTTGTACTAAAAACGGCTCGCTCGGCTAAAGATATGGAGGTGTACGGCAAGTTGATGAAACAGGCATCCGATATCAAAGGACTTGATAAGCCGGATGAAGAAGAACGTGAATTGCCACCACATAAACCGATTACCGTGTGGACATTAGACCCCGAACAAGTGGGATTACCTAGTGAAGACCGCAAGCTGTTGGCTGCTCAAATTGATGATATACCGGATATCTCCGTTTCAGACAAAGAACGTTTGAAACGTGAATCCATGGCTAAAGCAATTGACATAACTGAAATTTTAGATGACACAGAAACAAAAACTAAAGATATCGACTGAAAAGGTTGATTTGCGTTGGGCGAATTGGTGGGCACAGCTTGTATGTATGATGATGCCTGCTAGTTTGTATGCCATTGCCGGGCGTGGTACAGGTAAAACCGTTACCATCTTAGCCAATAGGCTTATAGAGATGATGTATGATCTCCCTGGTGCACCTATCGTGTGGGCTGCTGATACTTTTTCAGATTTACATAAAAATATTATTCCTTCACTGCTTGACGGTCTGGTGATGCTAGGCATGCAAGAGGATAGAGATTTTGTGATGAACAGAATTCCACCTCTTGTCTGGCGTGATCGTATGTACAACAAACGTAGAGATTTCAAGCAGACACTTGTGTTTGCAAATGGCTTCAATGTAACGTTTGTTTCATTGGATCGTCCGGCTATCGGTGCCGGCGCATCTTATGTGGCTATATTCGGCGATGAAGTAAAATATTTCTCGGAAGAAAAAATAACCAACTTACTTAAAGCCGTCCGCGGTTTCCGTGCTAAATATGGTGATTCGCCCTGGTATCGTTCACGCACATTCACAACCGATATGCCGAACGAAAACCACATCGGTGAAGATTCATGGATTCTTAAAATGGGCAAGCACAACAACAAAGAGAAACTCTTACTTAATATTCGTTGTTCCTTTGTCTATAATCAAACGAAACAGGTATATTCTGCCTATCATCAAGAGTATGAAGCTGCACTCGAGAAACGCCGGCAACGGATCATTTCGGATGCAGACTTTAACCGTATACAGCGCAAGCATGAGAATGCTTACAAGAATATGGAACGCTGGCGCAAACGGTGGGATAAGACACGTATAGGTCTTACATTCTTCACAATGGTTTCATCGTATGTCAATGCTGATATCCTCGGGGCTGATTGGTTCAGTGATGAGATTACTGCTGCACTAGAGGGTATGACTGCCAATGTATTAAGTATTATACCTAAGATCGAGGCAAACAGACTGTTCTACCCTAACCTTTCTGAAGAACATTTCTATGCTGATGGATTCCTTAATGAAGTGATAGATAAGCACCCGTACGGCTGGCAAGAGACGTGTGAGGTATTGCGTTACTTAAACAGGCGAGCACCTTTGGAGGCTGGTATGGATGCAGGTAACATGCTTTCGATGGTATTCGGTCAACGCCTTGGGCATGACTGTTACATACTCAAGGAGCTTTATTCATTGCCTCCTGCGGGTGTAAGACAGTTGGCAGACGAGTTCATCAGTTACTTCAAACCGATGAGTTCTAAGGTGCTCATGCTGCACTATGACAGGAGTATGAACAACTACCATAGAAGTGAAGCAGATATGGCTACACAGATTAAAAAGAATATTGAGCGTGATGCGGATGGCAGACCAACCGGATGGCATGTGATACTGTTGTCTAAAGGACAGGGCAACCTGGGCAGCAATACAGAGTACCGCCTATTCATGGACTTGCTTAGTGGTAACTTATCCAATAGATTGTTTAGGTTGCATATTGACCGCCACAACTGTGCAAATCTCAAGTCTGAAATGGAGGTGACTAAAACTAAATTGGCGGGTAGCGCAAATGGTTCTAATGTAATCGTTAAACAAAAGACGGGTGATAAATTACCGCTTGCACGCTTGGGCAAAGAGTCTACCAACTTAACGGATGCTCTCAAGTATTTCATTATGCGCAAGGAATGGATGTACCTATGGGAGCACATGGGTACGGCACAATAATAGACCTTTTCCACTTATAAAATACCTGTATTGATGGGCGTCGTAGTGATACGGCGCTTTTTTAATGCCAGGTCGCTAGTAGGTGGGATTTTAAGCGAATTCACCAATATTTTAGTGTGTTTTGACTCCAAATCACATTTCTTAACAATTTAAAAGGCTTGCAATTGCAATCGACCGGAGGCGCGGTTCGGGCATCACTTCGTTAGCACGGCACTCGTTTTTCAAACTCGATGCCGTAAATTGCTCATATATAAGCATTTATTAATATTTTGGCTGTTTTTCCTGTCTAAACAAGCCCTTTTTTAACACGATGGGACCCGCAAAAGGTTGAATTTTTCATGAATTGACTTATAAAGAGGAATAAATTCGACCTTTTGCGGGGATATCGGTATCAACCACGCATGGTTGATGGTACGTGTCTATTCATTCTCTTTTTCCGAATATTGCATAGAAGATGAAAAGAACATTTAGGTCTTAGCACGCCACAGCTAACAGACTTAATCATAGCCATGCATCTCTCAAAATATTTTTATAACTTAAACTAGCCAATCTTTAACTGCACTCTTCATCAGATTGAAAGAATATAATTTGACAGTTTTTTATATTTCAACTTTTTACTGTCAAAGACTTTCAATTCACTAACACGGAAATAAAAATTACGATAAATATCAAATTCTACTCACCAATCTTCATTTAAATTAGGGCCAACCAATGCAATGCTTCTGCTGTAATCTTTTCATACCAGACTTTTTCATTATCACAAGTTTCTGCAAGATTTTTTGAACGTTCAAAAAATCGCTTAATCGTCTTTGAGTCTGGTATATATGATGCTTTGTAAGAATCTTCTAACATCTTTTGAAATAGATTTAATGGCAAAGGGACAATTGTTGACTTACCTCCGTAATAAGAGATATTCATCTTATGTAATGCATAGAAATGAGCAATGCAAGCTTCGTTAATTGCAGGAGCTACGAACAAACAATATGCAGGTTTATTCATTTCTTTTTTTAATTTAGCAAGGTGGCGCGTTACCGGTTCTCCTTCCATCTCATACTGCCGTTGCCCAGATTGCATTGTTACTTCAACCGCGAGTCCGAAATCACCATAGTCACAAATAATATCTGCCATATTTCCTTGCGCTGTAGACATTGGATTACCAAAATCGTCAAATTTTAAGTTCGCTTTTATCTCCCCTCCATCTAACATTGTCATTGCTCTCCAAGTATTCCACTCCAACATCAAAGGAGAATCATATAAAGATTTTTTAGTTATTTGAGAAAACATTGTTTGAATTTCATCATACTGCTTATAATCTTTCATTTCCGATACTTGCTTAGCAAGAATACACTCTTTCCTATCCGCCATTTCTTTGTCAAGAAGTTCTTTAAGTACAGGTAAAGAAGCAGATTCGTCCACATGAATATTACTAAATTCAGAATGAAATTTATCCAACAATAATTCACGGTTGTCTGTTAGAAGTTGCGGCAGTTGGGCATTACCCAGATATGCAACATAGTCGTTTTCATTATCTACAAAACACGGTTTTCGATCTATATTTTTCAAAAAATAGTCTACATCTTTTACTTTTTCCGCTGCAATAGATATAGATTTTCTTGAAGACGAAATATTAACCAAACCAGTTGCTCGCAAATATCTAAAACAAGCATCAGTATAGTCACGCATATTACTTTCTTTCGCCCTCAAAAAATTATCCACAGAACAAATCTTGCTTTCACGTATTTTGATTTTTCCTGTTGCTATCTCATCTTGGTAAATTTGCATTAACTCTCGTCGCATATATCCACGATAAAAGGCTTTATACTTGCCTTCATTTTGAACATTTTCTACACGAAATTGTTCAATTTTAGCAACAATAGCATCAAACATACGATAATCAACTAATTGCAAACCAAAAATCTTTACTTCATCAAACTTCAATGAACCAAAATGGCGAATTAAACGAAATAGCTCAAGATAAGGCTTTACCCAAAATTTAGCAGCTTCATCAGAGAATTTATGAAATGGGGATGGAAGTTGAAATTTCAAAAGCTGACGAAGAAATATTTCTTCTTTACGTTTGGATTGCACTAGCTCTTGCCCAGCAGGCGTTAATGATATCGTTGGTGACAATATCACAAACCCCAAAGATTTAGGTGCACGAGTCATCCTATCTCTTGCGCTAAGCGCAGGATCTTTTGCACCTCTTCCATTGAAGAAGCTCTCTTCTTTCAATAGTTCCATAAACGCTATTTGCGTGTCAACGTTCCATACTTGTCCCCCAAAATGAGTATTTAACAATTCTATTTCAGGAATCATTTTAGATGGAGTTCGTGGAGATGTCGTAATAAAAACGACTTTACAATCTCTTTTTTTTACCATTTTTAGCTGTATAAATTAGAACTAAACTAAAATAGTTTCTTCTTGAACACTAAACTTTGGAAACAATATTTTATCTCCTGTATCATAATTGGAGACTAAGATATGTGTTGCAACTGACTTAAAGCGGTTTCTAATATTTACAGCATAAGTCTTAGCATACTCATCAATAATCATATCACCATAAAGTTTCTCCGTTAATGGTGTCCGTCCTATAACCAACAAAGCCTTACATTTCAGATTGCGAAAATCATTAGCAAGCGCGATATGACAATCATCATTAAAACCGCCTTTATACTCCTCATTTCCATAATCAGAGAAAACACAATCATAAGGTGGATCTAAAAACATAAAATCATCTTTATCTACCATCTCAAATATATTTTTGTAATCTGTATTGAAAATTTCTGTTTTTGAAAGTAATTGACTATGTTGAGAGGTTACAAGTGACGTGTTTAAATGTTTATATCTTCCAAAAGGCACATTAAATTCACCTTTAGCATTGTACCTAATCATACCCGAATAAGCGGTTTTATTAATGAAAAAATAAAGCAATGCATCCGAATACGTCTTATCACCTATACCATTAAACATCCCTCTTAGTTGATAATACAATCTTTCATTTCTGTCCTCTACTCGTTCATTTGGGTTTATTTTCTTTAAAGCATCGAAATGTTTGCGGTTGGTTTCATAACATTTTTCTAGCTCATCAAGCTCGACACGCAAAGTTGAATAATTTAACTTTACGCCAGAATAAAACGCAATTAATTTAGCGTTTATGTCATTTATTATAGACCTTTTAGGCTCTAAATAGAAATATAAAGCACCACCACCAAAGAACGGTTCAATGTACCTTCCCGTGTAATGAGGAATATGAGCTAGTATATGTGGAATTTCTTTTGATTTTCCACCTCTATATTTAATTAGCGGTTTCATACTTCTTATTTTTTGATTGTTAGTTTATATTCCATCATATTTTCAGCAACTATATTTAAGACATTATCTGCATTGTCTTCTCCACCGACAACTTCATATACCTTATCTGCAAGCCAGAGTGTAAGTAATTCTTTTTCATCGGTTTTAAATATTCTGGCAAGAGCAATTACTTGATTACGCGTAGCATTACGGTCGCCACGTTCTATTTTGCAATACATGGCGTTGTCTATATCAAGAGCTGCGGATACCTGACGTTGAAGCATCTGACGGCTTTCCCTTAATTGCTTAATTTGAGTTGTAAATAACATACTTGTTTATTTTTGACTTGACAATTATCTGCAAATGTAAGAATATGATTTTGAAAATCAAGAGTTATGAGTAATATTTTGTAAATTATCCGCAGTTAACAAAATGAACAATAACAAACACTTAAAGTTTAAAGTCGCCCACGGTCAGAATTAAAGACATGTGCATATAAAGTACCAAAGATATTTCATCAAAATAATGGGCATACTATAAGACCGAAATTCATAGTGACTATACCTTAACTCTATAAATAAATGCAAGACACATGTTGCATTATGCGAAAAAACTTTCGCATATATTTGCTTTTTCTAATTTGTTTGTATTAATTTTGTGCCGCTTATAATTAAAATATGGCTGTACACATAAATAAAAACTAAATTAGAGGTATTAAGTGCAGATAATTACCATGTTTATCATGAAAAAAATAATTACAATTCTAGCATTTATGATGGTTATATCCTTCACTGCGAATGCTCAAACCCCTATAGTATTATCAAAAGTAATTCAAGTTGATAGTACAAAAGCCGATCAAATTTACGAAAGATTGGAGCTATATCTTACAAATAGCTTCAGCCGTCCGGAAAAGACCATCCAATTAAAAGACAAACAAAATCATCAATTCATAGTAAAAACAGCCTGCTTATTTAAAAGTGTGAAAAAAAACGCTGGCAATATTAGTGGAGGACTCATTTATTACACACTCAATATTGCATGTAGAGATGGAAGATATAAAGTTGACATGATAGACATACGACATGAATCAGATAGAACTAGAAATGAATGGGGTTCATGTGATTTTGGTACTTTATACTCAGATGTAGAATGCCCTGATAAAAAAATTGCTTTTGCTACAAAAAAATGGAAAATAGAAATATATAATGAAATGAAAGACACTGCAAAATTAGAGTTCGAAGCACTTTGCAATGTACTGACAGATGCAACAAAAAAAGCTACGCTTAGCCAAGATAGCAATTGGTAAAAATAAAATCCAAAATATTTTGCTAATTCAAAAATAGTTCTCATATTTGCTGCCGCTAAATAATCTAGGTTTTATTACCTCCGTCGAGTTTCGGTTCAGCTCAAAGATATACTTCGGGCTTTTTTTATGCCCAAATTATAATGATATGGCGGCTGCCTTTCCTTTTCTTTCTAATGCCCGACGGGTATTACCTGGATTGTTTAGCGACGGGAAATGGCGGCCGTTCTTATTTCTGCCTAAATGCTAAACAATCCAGGTTATGAGAACCAAAACAGTCTCAGCGACGACTAACGAGGTTAGAGAGTCACAAGTAAAAAAAATCCTCAATTATGAGGTTAAATCAGTGTCTGATATCTTAGGCACACCAATCAAAGTTTCACACATACTTGTATATTTAAACATCATAGCTTCATTGCTTGCAACAGTGATGCTTATAGAACAATCTTTATTGCTGGCAGGCGCTTCGCTGGCATACATGGCAATTGCAATTGCCATGCTAAAGAAATATGATATTAAAGGCCTTATTGATTAATTCGCGCGAATACTTTGTGTAATTTTAAACGTAACAAAATGATTAAGTTAAATAAAATAGATGACAATAGTTACCATCTAGTAAAAGATATAAAGGGTGTAGAATTTTCTAAAGAGGATTTTGATTTTATAAAAAAGTCGCTGAATAAACTCAATTCAAGCACCATAGAAAAAGAAAAATATCCCCTGATACACAACTCCATGTTACACGTTTATCGCGTGGATACATTCAATCAAAATGAGCCGAATGAACGGGGCATACACTTCTATACGGAGGATAATGCTGACTTTATATCACAGAATATAAATGGGATGAAGAGGGTATACAAAACATTAGGCTCTATGATTTCTTTATATGAGAGCGATAAAAAGAATAACGGGTGCATCGATGATGCTAATTTGGAGAGTGATGCATGGTCTGTCTCTATGCGCACGGCCATGTACGGGGATAAGCTCTACCCTATCAACATAAGTATCTACTTCCTGTATTTAGAGAAAGAATCTCTAAATACAGAATTAAACTTAACCCCCGATGAATTTTTTGAATTAACTGAAATGATTAATGCTTTAGATTAAAGTTTTGCCATAACTTTTTATTTGCCCCGGCTATTGAGTCGGGGCTTTTTTGTGTCCTTTTTTCTAGCCTCTTTCTAGTATAATTTTGTATCAAAATCATTGATATGGAGAATATACCGACAAATAATCTCGAAAATATAAAGTTGCTTTTCATCCGTGACATACTCAACAAACACGGGGATTGGTTAAAGGGTGTATTCCTGCAAACATTGCAGAAATATGACCATCAAAAAAGCGGTAACCTCATGAACTCTATTGAGTTTGAGGTTACAGGCAATGACACGGTCAATAAACTAACATTTACTTTCACTGATTACGGTCGGTTCTTCGATATCGCGGCGTATGCTGCACACAAACGCAAAAAGAATGATTGGAACGGCAACATTAACAAAATGCTTTGGGGGATAAATTCCAACGCGAAAAAAGGCAAATCTAAACGTTTGCTTAATCCTTTTTATATTGCTAATGGTGGCAAATTCGGAGAAGATGGACAAAAGAACACTAAATACATACACAAAATGAACAAGTGGTATGCACGCACCATGTACGGCGGTTTTGGCAAACTCATAAGCGCGCTAATGTATGGACTATCAGATGAGGTGCTGGCGAAATTCAAACTTGAACTTGAAAAATATGACACAATATGAATAAGAAAAAAGACAAAACTACAAAAGCGAATAAAGTGGCAAGTTATGGTGCGCTGTCGGTTGTTGGCACGAGTGCAGGTACTTATGCACTGAGAATGAGTACATATAACGACTACAATTTTGAGCAGTTCTTAAATGCCGGAGCTGCTGCCTGGGACAGCGACCCCGTCAGTATTGCAGGTATTCGATGCGTGCCATGGGGCCCGGATGATAATTTACCGGCAATGGTTCGCGATCTGCTGGAGAAAAATAATCTCGGCCCCGGTATATTGACTCGTAAAACAGGACTGATTTACGGCCAGGGCCCTGCTCTTTATCGTAATAAGCTAGAGGATAACGAGATAAACCGAGAATGGTGTGAAGATGCCGACATACAAGAATGGCTTGAGAGCTGGGATTATAAACGTTACATCCGTAATGCCATCATTGAATACAACCACATGGGTGGTGTATTCGTCAAATATATTTCAGGCAAAGGCATTCGCATTGGTCGCAAATGGATATCCGAACTCAAAGCCCTAGCTAGTAAAGACTGCCGCCTGGTGTGGCCGGAATCCGGATTTAAAGAGATCGATTCCGTGACAAGCATACTTGTTGGTGATTTCGAGTCCTTCAGACAGCGTGATATATTCCAATATCCTGTATTTAATCGCTTTAATCCTACAGCCAATGAGGTTGCTATCAAATATCACAGCTTGCGCAATTTCGGACGTAACTTTTATGCTGTGTCTTCATTCCTCGGATCGCTCCCATGGATGGAGAATGCGAATGAATTACCGCGGATCATTAAAGCTCTCAATCAAAATATGATGGCTGGGGCGTATATCATACATGAGCCTTCATCATATTGGGAAGATCGAAAAATGTCTCTAATTGAAATGTACCCGGAAGACACAATGTCACAAATTCAAGCACGTTTAAATAAACTACGAGAAGAAGTGACAGCTACCATCGCAGAGGTGATGGCGGGTAGTAAAAATGCCGGCAAATTTTTTACGGCCGTGGACTTCGTCGACCCGGCAACCGGCAAAGACCAATCGTGGAAAATTGAGCCTATTGAGATGAACATAGATAAGTACATTGATGCGCAGGTTAAGGTTAGCCGAATTGCTGACAGCTCCACCACATCAGGCTTTGGATTAAGCCCGGCTCTTTCCAACCTCATTATTGACGGCAAGTCTGATTCAGGTTCACAGATGCTGTATGCCCTCAAAATATTTTTCGGCTCAGATACACAGATACCTGAAGATATTGTACTTGAGCCTATCAATGATGCGATTGCTATCAATTTCCCTAACAAAAAGGGCATCAAATTAGGCTTATACAGGCAGATGATCAATAAAGAAGATAATGTTACCGCAACTGATCGGGCAACAAATAACATATAAGCCGATGACTGTATTTGAAGCAATTGCAGAAATGCGCCGGATTAGCAAAGTGAATGGCGAATTTTCCTTTTCGTTCATGACTTACAGCACGGATAAACGCAAGAGTAACGGCCCGCGTTTCATATCCCGTGCCCGACTAAGCAAACAATCTCGTGAGGATCAGCGCGAGATGTCCGATAATATGCTCAACTACGTTGATCTTGACACCGGTCGATACCGTACATGCTATCAACCATTACTAATGACTTTTAACGGTAACACATTAATTCTATAACAGTATGATATTTAAAGATTCTAAAGAATTGGCAGCCACTACAGGCAATTATTTTGCTAACAATAATTTTGACAAGGTACGTCCCTACCTTGAAGCAGCGAGTCTTAGCCTGGCTAAAATTATCGGTGCAGAAACAATAAAAAAGGCAGAGGATATTTACCTGGCGACTGAACCGTCCGAAACTGACGCTGAATTGCTCAAGATAATTCAACACCCAATCGCTATCATGGGTACATTGCAATTGTACCGACACAATGACATTGCCCATGAAGATACCGGGCGCAAGGTTAAGATCGATGCGGACAAAGAGAAGTTGCCTTGGGAATGGCAGCTCAACCGCGATGATGATATCATGTTGAATGACTATTACGATGCAGTTGATAATCTGCTTATTTATCTTGAGGATAAAAAGATTGATACCTGGCTCGTACAAAAAACGCGTATCGGCTTTAAAAGCTTGTTGCTCCCGGACAGTAACGCTTTTTCTCGTTTTTGGAATATTGATTCTCCTAGAATTTTCATACAGCTGCTGCCCCTCATTAAGGAGGCACAACGGCGATGGCTTGTACCCGCTTATGGCAAAGAGGATTTTGAAGAACTGTTATTAACGGTTCAGAACAATAAAGCGTACACCGTGCCGGCATATGAATATGCTGCAAATGCCCTGGTGCTTTACACCATGCACTTGGCTTTCAAACGGGGTATATTTTCAATCATTCCGCAAGGGATTATTCAGAAGAATTTGCAGAGTGACGGCACTTTTAAAGGGGAGAGCATTTCTTATTCTACTCTTAACAAATACACAGAATACCTGAGACATGAAGCGGATATCCTGCTTGATGACATGAAGATCATCAAACAAGGGCCACAGACTTATGAGCTGCTGCCTAATAATGATAAAAACAATAAATACATGATTCTATGACTGTTGTACAATCACCACAGAAATACTGTTTCGCTTCAATGATGGACGATTTCATCATTGATGGCGATTCATCCATCAACTTTGCCATAAAATATAAAGGGCAAAAGATACTTGATGAAAACTATTGCCCGGATGGCAATTATCAGATACGTATACGGCAGCTCGGCAAGCTGTGTCGCATGGCGTTATGGGGCGTGTGGTATGGTTCATCAGAGACTGCACAGGCGAATGTATACGGCGACTTTGAGTTTTACATAAATGATGCATTACAGCAGACTAGCACGATAATATTTGCACGCTTGGCCACGAGCATGAAAGCTTCACCATTGATCACGTCCGGAGGAGCTTTAGAACGCACGTTCTCTAAAAATACACGCCGTGGCGTTCCTGAATGGATTACATTGTGTGTTCCGGCAAATACGATCGTCGAATCCCAAAAGCGTGTAGCCGGCAAACTCACAGATAAGAAAACAATTCGTGTGGCAGCCACGTCATTCGCAATTATAACGCTAAACGTATCATCCGACACGCTATATCCGGCTGAAGAGGTAGACGGTTATCAAATCCTTGTCGGCACGAGTGCTTTTGAGTATACAATTGATAGCAGAGAGGCGAATGATATACAGGTAATGCGCTATAAAAACATCTTTGATTGCCCGGTGACTGCGATTTTCCGTGGTGGCATTACACAAGAGGGCGACAACACATCAGAGACGGCAGACATTGCAGGTATTACCCGCAAAGCCATGGTCACACCTAAAGATTCATTTACCTATAATTCTGGCGTTTTCTACAAGCGCACGGATTATCTCATTTATCATGATATCGCTAATGCGCAAGAGGTTTCCGTCCTAGCTGAAGACGGCACATGGGTTCCTGTTATTATCAATAAGCAATCATTCAAGCGCTATTCTAACAGGACGTTTGAAGAGGTTGCATTTACACTCACCCCGGCAGACCCGGAACAAGAAACTTTACTATTATGATGACAGAAAAAAGCGGCTTCCCCATCAGATGGGAGATGCTGACACAAAAAGAATTACAAGCGATTATCGAAATGTTTAACTCGCTTGACAAGGGTATGGACTTTTCCTTATTGGATATCAAACGTTCATGGGTTGCACTCGTCCTTAAATGGCGCGGTGTGTCTATCAAAAATACGATTGATGACATGTTACTCATTGATGGGATTGCAAAGGAACTTGACTGGCTTATTTATTATGATAATGAAAACAAGACGGCAAATATCAACTATGATTGTATCGAATGCCTGGTGCCTCGTTTCCACGGACTAGCCGGCCCGGAAAACTACGGTTATGATCTTACGTTTGGTGAATACCGCAAGCTCCTGGTCATATTCAATGAAATATCACAAGGCAGCAATGTTGGCGCATATATGGATATGCTTGCCGGCACGCTTTATCGCAAATACGATAAGAAATTAAAACGACGTGTTGCTTTTAATCCGGATTATGATTATACCCGGAACGCGAAGCGTATGCCCGGTTGGCTCAAATACTATGCTTACCTGTGGTTTGGTGCATTCTGTCAATACCTTATGACATCACCGTTCATTATTGACGGTAACGAAATTAACTTCTCGGCGATCTTCACATCGCCCGACTCAAAAAATACTGTTCCGGAGAATTTCATCGGCATGAACAGTATTCTGTTCTCTGTGGCTGAAAGTCATGTATTTGGTACGGTCACCGATGTAGATAACACTCAATTATTCCGCATTCTCATGAAACTTGTGGATGATAAGAACCGATCAGACGAGCTTAAAAAATCCATGAAGCTATGATTAAGATAAAAGACTACAAAGAGGCTTTGACCGAGATCATTGCTAAAGTCAACAAAGAGAGTGGCTCTGTCTTGCAAATTAATAGCATTCCGATTCTTTCTCCTGATGAGAAAGCGTTTTCTAAAAAAATTGCAGAACAAGGCGGGTTGATACTTGGAGGCTCCTACCCTCCTGACGATACGGATTCGGCGGATGAAGATTCTTTTATACCTGAATATGATTGCTTACTCTTTCTTATTCAGAAAATTGATTTAAGCAATATCACAGATCAAGAGCTTGAGCAATTTTATGACAATGTAGCTGATCTTATGAGATTGATAATAGATCACATCCGGGAGAATGATTTCGGCTGCGATAAACAAATTCGCTCATTGGGCAAATTCCACACCGAATGGGAATCGAATTACGGGGGATTTTATGGTAAATCCGTAAGCTTCACCCTGCAATAAATATCGACACACGACACAACAACACAAATAAAACACGACAATTTATGGCTTTAAAAATTGACAAAGCTCAACTACAGATTGAGATTTTGCAAGATACGGCTATGCAAAATCTTAAGAATCTCGAGACGCAGATAAGAACTGCTAAAACCGAGATGAACAAGCTTAAAGAGGGCACAGACGAATATAACCAGGCACTAGCAAAAGTTAAACAACTCAATAACACTTATCAAGAGCTTGCATCTAAAATAAACATATCAGAGATGCCTATGTCGATGCTGATTAAACGTCAGCGCGAGCTGAATGCAGCATTGCGTGAAATGCGCCCTAATTCTGCAAATTATCAAAATTTCAGAAATGAATTAGATGCAACCAATAAACGCATTCTCGAGCTAAAAGGAAAAGCCGTCGATACAGGCTTTTCTCTTACGAAAGTAGCAGATGGCATGAACAAGTATGCTGTTTTAGCTTCAGGCGTAGCTGCTAGCTTTGCGGGTATTACGCTTACAGCAAAAAAATGTGTCGATGCTTATGCTGATATGCAAGAAGCAGAGGCACAGGTGATCAAGTATACAGGCTTGACGCAGCAACAAGTTGATGGGCTCAACGAAGATTTCAAAAAAATGGATACTCGCACCAGCCGTGAGCAATTGAATGCGTTAGCTGGTCAAGCTGGACAACTCGGTATTACTAGCAAAAAGGGTATTGAAGATTTTGTTGATGCCGCCGATAAAATTAATGTTGCATTAGGTCAAGAACTTGGTCAAGATGCGGTTAAAACAATCGGACGTCTAGCCATGATGTTTGGCGAAGATAAAACCAAAGGACTGCGAGGGGCCATGTTGGCAACAGGTTCAGCAGTCAATCAACTTGCACAGTCTGTTGGCTCTGATGCTGATTATCTTGTTGATTTTCTCTCTCGAGTAGCTGGTGTCTCAAAATTGGCTAATATCTCACAAGCAAACATTATCGGCTATGCTTCTGTGTTGAATCTTAATAGACAACAAGTTGAAATGGCTGCAACTGCCTTTCAAACGTTATTGCTTAAAATGTACCAAGACCCCGCCAAATTCGCCAAACTTGCAGGTCAAGATGTAAAACAATTTACTAAATTACTCAAAACAGACGCGAATGAAGCTGTACTTCAATTCATGACAACATTAAAAGGACAAGGAGGATTTGACAAAATCGCACCTCTTTTTAAAGACATGGGATTAGATGGCGTGCGGGCATCCGGGGTATTATCAACACTTGCCGGTAAAATTGCAGACGTACGTAAACAACAGCAAATCTCTAATCAAGCATATAAGGATGGTACAAGTGCCACACAAGAGTTCAACGTGCAAAATAATACGGTTAAAGCTGGTTTTGAAAAGGCTAAAAAAGACTTATTAGATCAAAGTATAATTCTTGGTGAAAAGCTTAAGCCGGCTATGACTGGAATAATATCCAGTACTCGTTTAAGCATTAAAGTGCTAGGAACTGTCACGTCATTTATTATTGAACATAGACGTTCACTAACACTAATCATTGCAACATTGGCCACATACTATTCAGCTGTCAAGGCAATCAATGCTATTGATAAACTGCATGCTTTCTATGTCGAAAATATAAAGAATGTTGAACTTAGCAAAATTGCTATCGACAAACTTTCTATTATGTGGACAAATACGAAAATGGCAGCAACTAAGTTATATACAGCTGTTGTCGCACTCCTTGAGGGAAATTTAAAAAAGGCAAAAGAAGAAATGATTGCCTTCAATGCCATCACTAAACTGAACCCATTCGCAATATTACTTGCAGCATTAGTCGCTGTTTGTGGGGTCATGTATCTATATGCTACGAGAACGACAGCCGCGACAGCAGCACAACAAGAATTTATAGATTTACAAAATCAAGCAGTTGCAAGCGTTAGTGAGGAGATTACAAAAACACAATTATTATTCAATGTAGCAAAGGATGAAACAAAATCAAAAAGGGAACGCAGACAAGCCATACAAGACCTAAATAAAATTTCTCCTGAATACCTTGGTAATTTAAACTTAGAAACAATACATACTAGACAGGCAAAAGCTGCTGTTGATGCTTATGTACACTCATTAATTAGGCAAGCTGAGATTCAAGCTGAAACCAAACGTTTGGCTGATATAAACGGTAAAATAGCAGCTAATGGTGGGGTTATGGGATGGTTGAATAAAAACCGTTCGGGTTTCTGGGGTACAGTCCAAGGTACATTGTCTTTGCTAAAACATGGAGATAATAATTTTGAACTGAAAGAAATGCTTGAAGAGAAAAAAAGACTTGAAGCAGATTTAAATAAAAGAAGTGGAGAGCTGCTCAAACAAGTAGAGCAAGATAAAAGTGGCGGAGGAGGAAAACCAATCATTACACCCAAACCGGGAAAAACGCATAAAACCAATCCGGAAACGCCTTATAATATTGACACACATAACCTTGAAGCGGCACATACCAAAGAACTTAACTCAATCAAAAAGAATGCTCTTGACAATAATAAAACAGAAGCCGAATACAACCTTGATAATATCAAGGAAAACAGAAGTTTCTATGAAAAAAAATACACCTTGATTGAAAAATATCTCAAAAAGACGAAAGATAAAAAGATGAAATCTGACCTTGCAAAAGATGAACAAGATACGCTTTCACAATTGATTGACATTGACAAACAAATGGGTGATGCCCGTCTTAAAGTTACTGAAGAACAACGCGATCGTAAACTTAATATCATAGAAGAGACAGCACTTGAATCAAAACAAAAACTTGCAAAACAGTATGCCGATGGCGTAATATCAGAGGGCGAATATAACGTGAAAGTAGATGCTATCGATGAAAATCTTAAATCAGGGAAATTAGCTGCTTTAAAAGATTATCAGGATAAAGTAAATCAACTTGAAATCAAAGATGGCCAGGCTAAATTAAAAGCCGTAAATGAAGCAAACAAAGCTGCCCTTGATGCTGATATTGATGCCAATACGGCTCAAGCTAAAACGAAACAAACCATGTTAGAGACCGTTAATAACTTCCGCAAAAATTCTGGAATAAAAACAACCACTAATGACGATAACGAGGAACGGCTAAAGGCTCTTAAAAAGTCATATGAAGAAACACACGCCTATATGGTTGAACACCACATGGATACTGCACAGTTAGATGCCATTTATAACGAGGCAGAGAAAGAGAGTGAAACGGAACATCAAAAAGCTCTACTCGACATCAAAGAACAATATGGCATCAATACAACACAACAACGATATGATCTCGAGCTGCAAGCTCTTGATGAAAAGCATAATAAAGAAAAGTTGTCAGATGAAGACTATTACCAGGCAAAACAGAAGTTAGATAATGATTATCTTGCAAAAAAGTTGGACAAATGGGAGCAAAATTTGCAAGCGATCGAGTCTATTGTAAATAATGTTTCTTCTGCTGTACAAGGATTCGCTGAAGCTGAAACTGTTACGTCCGACGCGAAATACGATAAACAAATTAAAACTGCTAAAAAAGCGGGTAAAGACACGACCAAACTTGAAGAGCAAAAGGAAGCCGCCCAAAATAAAATAAAGAGAAAGTATGCCGATATCCAATTTGCTGCATCCGTTTTACAAATTGGCTCTAGTACAGCAGTCGCAGCAATGGAAGCATATAAAGCCCTTGCAGGTATTCCTGTCGTCGGACCAGCATTAGCACACGCAGCAGAAATCGCAGCAATACTTTCAGGAGCTGCTCAAATTAAAGTGGCCAAGGCAAACCGTGATGCTGCAAAAGGTCTGTACACAGGTGGTTTCTCGAATGATTATGTCCAGGGCTATACCGGTACCGGCAACTCTCATGATGTAGCTGGAGCAATCCCGGTACATAAAAATGAATGGGTGGCCAACCATGAAGCTGTTGCGAATCCTCATGTACGTAAATTCCTCGATGTTTTCAATATTGCTCAACGCAACGGTACAATCAATATGCTAGATACAACAGCCATTTTGCAGCAACTACAATTAACAGGGGGTAAATATTCCGGAGGATATACAGACACACCATCCGGCACCGTCACAACACAACACATTTCAGTCAATGCAGACAATTCAGCATTAATCACAGAATTGCAGCAGCAAAACAAGTATCTCAAAGCCATTGCCGATAAAAAACTTACACTTGCAATGACAGACGTTCGCGATAAGCTGAACGAGCTAAAAACTTACGAGTCAAACGCATCAAGGTAACTAGATTATTTCAGGATTTCAAAGGGCAGATTCGCACGCCGAGTCTGTCCTTTTTTTTCGTCCATCAAGGACGTAAATTTGCATCACAACACAAAATAAAGACATGACAGAACTTATCATCGACAATGTGCATGCAGTCTTGAGTAGTGATTTTTCTACAACTGTGAAGCAAGAAAACAGCTTCATGACTAAAAACGGAGAATATACCTATGACTGCACCTTATCACTGCTAAACCCGATCAACGCGAAACTTTATGGTTTCCTGCACCGGATTAACAAGACAGAAGCATTCGCGACAAAACGCCGCGTGATTCTGATTGCAGACAATCGTGTATATTGTGATGGTACTGAAGTCATTCAAAAATGGACGAATGAAAAGGTAACCATACAACTTGTATCCGGCAATTCACAATTCAATTATTTCATAGGCTCTGACAAAAAAGTGAGTGAGCTGGACTTAGGTAAAGCAACAGTTGATGATACGACTAAAATGTCTTCATTAACTGACTTTGAGGCACTCGGTTATGCTTTTCCTCCTACACAAATAGGTGGAGAGACATATAATCTCTATGATGTTTATGCGCAAGATCACGGTACAAATAGCTCTACAACATTTACGCTTAAACCCAATCCGGATTGCGGATGGATTGCTATGCCTTTTTATGTTGATTTAGCTGAAAAAATCATCACGGCATTGGGCTACACAATCAATCTGAATATGCTACGCAATTCTGAATTTAAACATATGATCATGTTGCATAATGTGGATACTACAGAGTTTGCAAAGATGTTGCCCGGCTATACTTGTAAAGAGTTCCTTGAGGAAATAGAGAAACTGTTCAATATTGAGTTTTATATCTCTTATAAGACAAAAAAAGTTGAGATAATTACTCAATCTAAGTTCTACTCAACTGCTGGAATGGTACATATCAAAAACGTAAAAGATGCCTATGAGACAGAGATAGATAGTGATGCGACTGAAGACGAGCACAGTACTGCGAATATTGGTTATGATCTTCCTGACACGACATATTACAAGTTTAAAAAGTTGCCGGACGAAATCATTAAAATGGCGGTTAAAAAAGAAATGACATCAGAAGAAGCCATTACCTATTTCCAAGGAACGACCGACACGGGCATGGAATTAATAACAGACCCAAACAATTATCAATATATACGACAAACAGTAAATGACAAAGACACTGCGCTTGAGGTGAACCAATTTAAAAGCCTTATTCAAGATTCCACGACCACAGATTTAGGCATTACTCTTTCAATTATTCCGATTGAATTAATCGATATCCCAGTTACCTGGACTTTATATACAGGAGCTAAGCAGCAGGGACAAATGACTGTCGGTACTTTAGATTCAGCAAGTACTTCCTCAAGTAAAACGACTCAATCTAACTTGTATAATTATCTTGAGAACGGTGGTTATGATTCTTCAGAAGGCAGCAAAAGCACATTGTATGCAGCTTTCTTTATAGGGTGTATCTGTACGGACTTGGTTTGGACTGTGTTAGGTGTTCCAACACCTGCATATCCACAGGTGTACACTGATCAAATCGCATTGATAGATGTTACAACCAAAAAAATAACTACGCGGTCAGAATCATTCAGATTAAAAACGATTGCTGCTGAGTTTTACGATCGCACTTATAAAATCGACAAAAAGAATAAGTTAACGATTGAGAGTTACGACCCGAACATTTATGATACCCACCTGATCTTCGAGATTTTAAACAAAAGATGGGCATGTGAGTATATTGAGTACACTATTGATAAAGACGGACGCAAAGGTGCATGGAAAGGCATTTTTCATCCTGTGACAATTAGCGATACAGATGCAGAGCATAGATGGATTCTTGCAGATAAGAATTGGCGAGACAATGGCGTATTCCTGGACAATGGTAGATGGTTAGACGAATAAAAATGACAACATGAGTTTTGATTTAGAATTTGAAAATATAACCCCATGGAACGGGGCAAACGATACCGGCAAGGATGTTCGTCTTAAATGGCAACATAACCTTGAGAAGATTTCGGAAAACTTCACGCAAATAGATAAAGTTTTTCAATTCCTTGAATATGACGAGACGAATAAAGCTATTAAGGTGAACGGCAATCTATATGCAATGGGAGGGTTAACCGCTCAAGGTCAAGGCAAAAATACAACAGGCGGAATAGGTGGTGTTTCGGCATTTAAAGACTTGGTCGATATCTCTTTAGATGTTTTATCTGATGGCGATATCATATATTACGATAAGGCATCAAGCCATTGGAAAAATCGTGCCGGCAACTATTATGCAAAGAATGATGATCTTACGAATTTGGCAAGTAAGATTAGCACGCTTAATAACTACACCCATCCGACATATTCGCCCATTAATGCCGGCGGTACTCGCAATTTCCTAACAGGCTTTATAACTGACGGATTAGGGCACGTAACGAATGTGACAACGGCAGCCATGACCAAAGGTGATATTACCGGTTTATGGGGAGCAACAATTTGGGACTCAAACAATTTTAATCCGGCAGATAAGGCAAGTGCTACAGACCTAAATTCTTTTATCACCCGCTTTTCTAATTTCTTTTTGCTTTCAGGTTCCGGTACAGATGCTGACCCTTATACTGTTAAAGTAAACGGTAACCTCTATACAGCAGGCGGATTAACAGCACTCGGACAAGGTAAAAGCACCACCGGTGGCGGTGGCGTGTCTGCATTAGCTGATTGTGTAGATGTTGATTTCTCTACGTTGGCGGATGGTGATTTCATATATTATGATCTTGCCTTAAAACGCTGGAAAAATCGCCCGGAAGACTATTTCGCAAAAAAGTCCGATCTCAACATGTCTAATTGGAATGATGCATACAATTGGGGCAACCATGCCAACGTTGGTTATGCACTGGCTAGCTCACTAGCAAATTATCTTTCATTGAATGGTGGTACTTTAAGTAATAGGTTGCAAATAATAAAAACTCTTGGTGGCAATAATGCTTCAGATTTGCAACATTCAATGCAATTTGAAATAAAAAAGCATGATGATGAAAAGGCTCTTGCTATTGGTGTATTGGATAATGGTGTAGGTGTTATACAAGCGAAAGAAAGCGGTGTAGGGTATCAAGCTTTACTCTTAAATCCTGTTTTCGGTAACGTTGGCATAAATCTTGGCGGAACGGGAATTCCAACGCACGCCCTTGAGGTGAATGGCGAAGGTATGTTTAATGGCTGGATTAGAACTCAAGGAAACGTTGGTTGGTACAATGAAACGTACCAAGGTGGATGGTATATGTCTGATTCTACATGGATACGTGCGTGGAATAGTAAAAATGTATATACACCTGGTGCAATGAGAGCTGATGGCGGATTTCAGGGTAATTTAGATGGTCAAGCAACATCCATATCTGGGTTCACATCTTCTAATGCTTCATCATCTGTCGACACTAATAATGCCACATCAAATGGGTTATATTATTATACTGCAAACGGTCCTAGCGGTATGAGCACCAATGATGGAGGTTTATATGTTCAAGCCTATAATACTTCGTGGGTTGGTCAAATTGCACAAGATTATAGAAATGGTAGATTAGCCGTTAGAGGTAAAAATGACGGAACGTGGACAACATGGCTGCATGTTTTAGATGAAGCAAATTACAATGCTTATGTACCCTCATTAACAGGTGCAGGAGCTTCTGGTAGCTGGAATATCATTGCAAACAAATCGGAATATATTGGGAATGACAGCCAATATATGCGCTTCCATTGGAATGGTCAAGGTGGACAACCATCTTGGTTATGGGGAGGGAACGATGCAGGGAACATGTATGTTTGGAATCCTGCTAATTTTCATGTTTCAGATTCAGATAGAGTTTATCCTATTTCATCGAACCCAAACAATTCTCATCCAGGTTATGGCCTAAGAGTTTTTTATTCTTGGAATATAGGACAAGCAAAGAATGACTGTGCGGGATATTCAAATGGTATTACTATAGGATCACACCCCGGAGATACAGCTTATGGGTTTCAGATAGTACAAAATATGTGGGATGATAATTTGTATTTTAGAAGATATAATTCAGGATGGCAATCTTGGCAAACCGTATATTCTACTGCAAATTTTAATCCGGGAAATTATTTACCACTTACCGGTGGTACTTTAAACGGAAGCTTAACCGTCAATGGAAATATACTTGCAACCGGTGGAGTAACAGCCCTATCCGATATGCGATACAAGCATGTAATCCGCAAACGGAATATTAAGTTAGCGGATATTGCTAAAGCTCCGTTATTCGATTTTACGTTAAAGATTGGCAAAGACGATGCCACACATATAGGTACCAGCGCACAATATTGGCAAGAGATATTACCGCAAGTCATTCGTGAGAATAAAGACATGTTGTCAATGGATTATGCTTCAGCAGCTTTGGCTTGCTGTATCAGCATGAGCCGTGAAATTGTAAAACTTAAAAAAAGATTGCAAGAGTATGAGTTACGATAGTGGTAAAATTGCCTCGCCTGTTTCTATATCAGACGTTCAAAAGGCTTTAGGAGTATCGGCGAATGATTTAGCAACATTATGCAAATCGACAAACATAAATCCTTTCTCAAAATATAAGCCTGTGATTTTCAATAACTATTTTCCGGTTACAGGAGATAACTATTGGAAAGCGGCAGATGGAAAAGCAGGTGTTATACTACCTCAATATAGCTCATTTGCTGATATGATCAATGCAATTAAGTCAAGTAGTACCAGGTGGTCACATCAACCTCCTACATCCATTTTCAGGCTTACTGATTTTAATGGATATAATGCAAATGCACAAAAGCCTGTTGGCTCTATTTCTTCTCTGTCAATACATAGAGGTGATGTGATCATGCAGACCATTAACTGCATTTATGATGATCATGAGGATAATTTAGGGCTTATCAATATGGGGCTAGGTGACTATTATTTGTCACTTGCAATCATGAAATCAGACAGCGACACCACACCTGCATATCTTGCCAGCTCTCCATATACGGTGCAAGGCACACTTAATGCAGAAGTTCCGGTAATGATCATTAATGCTTATGCCAATGAATTGCCGGCCGGCACATATCCGATGTATCTGTTCTTTTCGTGGAAAGCGATGCCTTCATTAGATAGTCAAACATTTGTGCCTATTGATAACAGCATAGGAAGATTGACGATTGTCAATCTGACATCAATTACAGTATCGGCTGCTTACGATTCAGGCAATGAAGAATACATTACATATAAAGTTGTGATTGTCAACGGTGATACATCTACAAAGGTATTCAACAACAGTTATATGTGGTTCACGAATGATCCTCAAGGTAATTCAATTAACAAGCAAGTATCGCTTGGCACTGTTAGTGTTCCGGCAGGTCAAACCAAAACGCTGACAAGTAGAGTGAATGACCCGGCAGCAAGTCCCTGGGTTATTTTCTATGCAAACTCTATGATACAAGGGTCGGCTTCAGTAGATTAATTTTTAATACATAAATATATGAATTTAGTTAAAACAAGTGAGAACACCACCAAGCAATATGCGAATGATGGTACAGTGAAAGAGCTTCTTACTGCTGCAAATTTTAATGTAGTAGATGGTACAACGAATTTGGGAAACATAAATATTTCTCAAAACGGGTTCAATATGAACATTAATAATCTTTCTAATGTACCGATGGAAGATTTAGAGAACAAGATTTCAGAGTTCCTTAACAAATTAAAAACTACGACAGATGAATAAGTTACAAGCATTGCAGCTTCGCCCGATATTATCGAGCATTGACATTTCTAAAATGGAGAAAACAGATCAATTCAATATCATTGATGATATTCTTTTGCTTGATGAAATTTCATCGGAAGCTCAAAAGCAAGTTGAAGCAGCTCTTAAGGGTATCGCTAAAGATGACAAAGAGAGCAAAGTTGCTGAAGCGAATAATATAATCAACGAAAAGTTTAGCAAAGAAGAGGTCGAACTAAAGAAAATATCGTCTGCCGCTTTCGATTTGATTCTCCAGCAAGATATTATTTCAGCAGGTGGTAAAGCCTTATTGTATAAGCAGTTGAAAAAGTCTAAAAAATAAAGTAACAACACAAACACAATTATAAAACACAACATTATGAATTTACTTTTTATTTCCTACCTCTTTTCTGGGGATTTTCACAAAATGGCAATATGGTTGTTAGTTGCAGCCATATTGGCCATTATTCCAAATGTTGCTAGTGTCATTGACCTTAAGACAGGCATTAATACAAGCAAACGTTTAGGTATTTTCAAAACAACATCGTTTGGATTACGGCAGACAATCTCTAAAGACAGAGACTATCTCATGTATTTCTTTCTTCTGTTCCTGATTGACTGTTGCTTAAGTTTCTTCATTGATTTTCCGGTGTTATGCATTTTATGTGCAGTAGCTGAAACCATAATAGAGGTGATATCAATCCGGGAGAATCTAAGCAAAGGGCAGACTAACAATCATGATCCCATTGCATTAATGCAAACAATCGCCACCGCTTACGGTGATGACAAAGCACAGAAGATTTTTGACATTATAAAAGACAAAACAAATGAAAGCAAGTCAACTACTGATCAATAAGCTAAAAGAGTTTGAGGGCTGCAAATTGGTAGCCTATCAAGATTCTGTCGGTGTATGGACTATTGGTATAGGTCATACAGCAGGAGTGAAGAAAGGTCAGAAAATCACTTTACAGCAGGCAGAAGTCCTGTGCAAAGGTGACTTACTAAAAGTTGAAACCTATCTCAATAGTTTGAAGATACCTTTTACTCAAGGTCAATTCGATGCGTTGTGCGATTTCGCTTTTAATTTTGGTAATGGAGCATTTGCAGAAAGTACCTTGTTAAAGAAAATCCGGATTAATATAAATGATAAAACAATACCATATCAGTTTACACGCTGGGTATATCAGAAGGGTAGTAAAATCCCTGTAAATGGATTGGTGACACGTCGTAATTGGGAGGCAATGAGATGGCAACAAAAATAAGAATCATATTGGTAGCAGTCTTAATGGCTGCTACCTTCCTCTGCTCTTGCAGGAGCAAAGAAGCAGTAACGAAAGAGACAGCAGTTTCCAAGATAGAAAGTCGATCAATGGCAAAGGATAGCATTTCTACTAAAGAATCCTATTTGTCTGAAGATACAACATATTCCAATGAAGTGACAACTATTCATCATGTTGAATATGATACAAGCAAGGCAGGCAGTGACGGCAGACATCCGGTCAAATCGACAACCGATATAACTAAAAAATCACAAGCCGGCTCAAAAGGCAAAGCGTCTCAGTCCTCGACTATTACTCAAGTACAAACAACAAAGAAAACAGACAAACAAAAAACGACAACCAATAAGCAAGCAAATCATAAAGTTACATCACAAGTGAAAGAGGTTAACAGCCTTATTACAAATATTATATGGTTTTTATTTATAATTACCGCTATTGCAGTTGTAATATTTTTGTCTATAAAATATCGATCAAGGATTAGACCACTACTCAATAAAATATTATCTTTGCTTGAGTAG